AAAAGGATGGAACGGTGCATCTGACCATCATTCCGGGTAAGGTAAAGACCATCAAACTTTGACGGATATTGAATTGTTTGGGTATGGAGTGGGTAAATTTCAGTATATCACGGGTGTTTGATGAGGAGAGCAATTAGTGTAAAATAGTTTTTACGCCTTGATGTTATAATCTTTACATAAAAGAAAACAATTCTACCGTTGAAGCTCTTACGTGGGATACCGCTTTCAAGAACATAAACGAACCAAGCGGATGGGCCATGAAAGGGATACATGAAGAAGCCTACTAATAAATCCGGCATCAATTGACATAACAAAATCGGATAACTGAAAAATTATCCGCTTTTAGTTTCTTTATTTCGAAAGAAAGATATATATTTGCAACGCTTTTTCAGAAAAGCACCCGATATTGCAGAAAAAACAGTTGCCGAAATGGCTCAGTTGGTAGAGCAATTCATTCGTAATGAATAGGTCCCGGGTTCGAGTCCCGGTTTCGGCTCAAGGGGGGTCAAAATGCTCCCTTTTTTTATTTTACGCCAATAGGCTATAAATCAATATATTACAAACCTAATCGACTGATCTTCAACGTGTTTAAGTAATCTTACTGATGATTACTTCCGTTACTGTGCATTACTTATCATTACACTGTTGAACTATTTGTGATACCAATTTGTTCCTGGTATCACAGCTGGTATCACACTTGGTATCACATTTACCATAATTAACAAATTATAAACTAAAAAGAAACAGTATGGAAACATGGAAAATCAAGCCGGTATTCGACAGAAAAAAGAAAGCAACACCGGAGAAATCAGCTAAGGTTGAAATTGAAATTAAATTCTCACGTACAGAAAGGAAATGGATCTCAACAGACATTGAACTGTATTCAAACCAATGGGATGGAGAATTTGTGGTACGTCACGCTAAATTCAAACAATTAAATAAAGCAATAACCCAATATGTAAAAAAGTTTGATGATATTATCAAAAATATAAGAAAAGAAGGGAAAGACATCAATCTAAAAAACTTTAATATTTTTTATAACGAAAAACACGTAAAGTCTAAATCGTCATTTTTAGATTTCGCTTATGACGAGTTACAAAGAAGGGATCTTAAATGGTCAACCAAACGAGCGCACCTTATAGCACTGGAAGCTCTAAAACGCTCCGGAGTAATTAAAACATTTGACGATATCACTCCTGAAAATATAGCTTTATTTGACAGGTTTATAAGAAGAGAAGATCCAACAAGAGGACAGACAACAATACATGGATACCATAAGAGAATAAAACCTTATATTAATGAAGCGCTTCGGCTTGGACTTATCGAGGACACACCTTACAGGGTATTCAAAGATAAACATGGTAGATATAAAACAAGACAGCCTCTCACAATGGACGAACTGCAATCTATCCGCAATATAGAGTTGAATGATCGACAATTACAAAAAGTACGTGACCAGTTTATATTTCAATGCTATACCGGCTTATCATGGGTTGACTTATACATGTTTGATTATGACAGATGTACTGTAGAACATAACGGAGTTGCATATATAGACGGAGAACGTATCAAGACCGGAACCAAATTTTACACACCTATACTTACTCCAGCAATGGAAATATTAAAAAAATACGATTATAAATTTACAGTCCCTACTGTACAGTCATTTAACAGAAGCCTTAAAATCATAGCTGAACTTATCGGCTTAAAAAAGCCCTTAACCAGTCACATAGCCCGGCATACATTCGCTACCACTGTTGTTTTAGCAAATGACGTACCTATCGAAACGTTGTCTAAGATGCTAGGGCACACAAAGGTTTCAGTCACACAAGTTTATGCAAAAATTCTAAATAGTTCAGTAGAAAAACATGCGGAAAAATTAAACAGTATTATATAAATCCATCCGTTGTGCTTATGAGTTATCGCTTTTAGTTCATAGGCACAACGATATCACCCTTGCCAACACGACAAGAGGTATCAGTCTATAAATGAACCTCTCTATACGTTCCATCGCATCACAGCAAGTAAACGACAAAAATACCAGTGAGGCACATCATCAGCATGTTCAAGCAATATGTTCAACTTATCTTCTTCCATATTCTGTTAACATAAAAAAAGCGGTAAAACCCGTTGGGGATTACCGCTTAATGCTAAATAGTTACTTTATTTTGCGTTTTTGAATATTTAATTTTATCTTTGCGCCATGAAGATAGCCCTTGATACATTGAAAGGCTACGTTGACCGTAGCTCACTAGTGTAGATGTATGGGGGGTATCTTTTTTTGCACCTTTAGATTGCAGAACAAAACTACAATTCGAAAAAATTATTTATCAATCTTTTTCATTTCCTTTGCTGTCATTTTAAGAGCTTTTTTAATTATAGGCAATTCTTTTTCTTGTGGCAACTGTTCAGGTTTGCGCCCAGTATTTTGTTCTACTATATTTCGGACTTGTCTTCCAACAGTATAGTGTGTTTGTTCTAAATTAGCTTGTCCAGATATTTGTTTACTCTTTATAAGCTCTTCGGTTTGGGTAACACGGAATAGATTGGCAGCAAGTTCGGTACGGCTCATTCTGTCAAATAGCTTTCCTTTTTTAACGCCACGTTTCTTTTCAAGCTTCCACGATTCCATATTATACATACCCAGATAACCTGCATTTTGAAACTTTGCATAATCAGTAACATTTGCGGCTTTTGCTGTTGAAGCGAGAGATTTGTTTCCATCTGCAAGTTCTTCACGTATTAGCACGCGGTCTATTTCCTGATTGTTTTCAATGTATAATTCAAATTTTCGTGTTTGCTGTGCGAAATAAGCTTGCGCCAATGCTACTTCTGGCTTCTTTGGATCGCCATTCATAGCAGCAAGATAACACGCAAAACGTGTAAGTTTGAAGTCTTGGAACTCAACACCATTATTATTGCGTTTCACAGCTATTATATTTTCATAATGAGGAATGTTGAGCGAAACAAAAGCCTTTGTCGCGCGGTCAAGAACTTTACAAAATGCTTTCATATCATTATATCCAAGCATAACCATTACTTCTGAGGCCCACCAATAAACGATGCCGTTTTGGTTTTTAAAGTCTTCAAAAGAAAGAATCGCATTGTTGTTTTCTTGTTCCATTTCCATCTATAATTTAAAATTCGGCTCAAAGATAGAATAAAGTATTTGTTATTCCAATAATATCATATAATTAAGATATATAATTTTATTGGATTTATGTATATAATTTCACGACTATTTTGTAAAAACGGTAATTCCAACAAGTCAAAGAACGCTTCTGTTCGATTATTATTTTTCCATTCCCTTTCTGCAATGTTCACATAAGAACTTTTTGGCTACAGGGAACATCTTTTGACCGACATATCCACTGAGATATTGCGCTTCCTCTCCATAAGGATCAATCCCGAAAGCCTTGGAGATATGCCGGCACAAATGACCTTTTTCGTGGTCCCACGAATTTTGAAACTCTTCGGGGGTAGAGGTTAGTGAGATAACCATTACTGTCTCTCTTTTCCTGTAGTCCGAATAGGTTAGACCGGTATTCATTCTGCCTTCGGTCAGATTGCGATACGCACGCTTGAGGGAATCCCCCCTGCATCCTATACGGTACAGGTCCATAATAATCCGATCCGCCCAATAGGTGTGTACCGCATAATACACTTTGACGTGCCAGTCTCCATATTTCGGTATGTAGAACTCCTGAACAATCATATCACATCCGACCAGATTACAGGAATCCCTTTACCTATACAGGTGGCAAAGAACTCGTCAAATGCCCTGCAAGGATCGCCATCAATATCATCAAGGTAGCATTTTATATGCTTGCATAAGTGAGCCTCGTCAACCAATGATTTTTTATAGAAATCCGCTTTCAGCATGTTTGCGACATAAGCAACGTCATAACCCTTGTCGTGCTCAATGGTAATTCCGTTCGCTTTCAGCATATCGTCCACTTCATCTTTGCTCCACGGCTCCAGCTTTTTCTCTTTGCCCGTGGCTTCGTCTTTCACCTTCATTTTTGAAACGGCCCATTCATAAAGTTTCTTGCTGAAATGGAATCCATACGATTCCAAGTAAAGTTTCATTCCTGATGGGAATTTGCTATATGTATCCAATCTCTGTTCCATAACTTAACTTTAATTTAAAAAGAGGGGCATTCCACCCCTCCACCATTAATAAAACTCACCGTTGGCGCGTCTGCGTCTGCGTTCGCCCATGTCATCCATACGCGGATATTCAGGAAAGTATCCGGGGTATCTGCGTTCATCCATGCCGGATGAGCTTCCACCACCTGAATAACTTCTTCCGCCATCACGGAAACCCATTTCTCCGCGCATTTCTCTCATGGCTTTTTCGTAACCTTTGCGGCAGCCTTCCTTATAGGCTTCCTCCACCTCGTCACCTCTCATACCGAAGCCGCGTCCGTAATCGTCACGCCCTTCTTCTAATATTTCCCACATTCCCATAATCATTTCTTTGTTTTGGATGTTTCAACCACTCCGAGCTGTTCCATGAGCCGTTTGTTCAAATCCATAAGGTCAGACATATTCTTGCTCATTTCCGCCATTTGCCCTTTCAGAGAGGATATTTCCTGCTCCTGACGTTGTTTCTCGGCAAATTCAGGGTTCAAGAGCGTAAGCATCTTGTCACACCCTGCAATGACGGAATTGTGGAAGTCCATGCTGTTGATGATGTCTATGCTTTTCTGTTTCATAGAAGCGACCTCGTTATTCATAGCATCACGCGAGCATGACACTACGATATTCCCGTTCTGTCCGAAGTCGGCTATATCCATGCCGGCAGGAAGATTTTGGAATGTCGTGTTCTGCCCGTTGATGCAGACAACAACATCCACAACCATTTCCATTTGGGGCAACTGTCCCATAGGGGATGCCATAGGATATTTCGGCTTGGGAGCGGAAACGCTGACCACCGGACCGTATTCGATAAACGGGTTAGCATCCTTATGAAGTATATACAATTGGTTATTGGTACGAAGTGATTGAAACATGATTGTTTAATTTTAAGGAGTGTGGTTATTCCCATTTTGGGAACCACCACAAAACTCCATGTTAATTATTACTTGCTCCGTAAAGAAGCGGTTTCTACTGTAGGAGCCGGAGCCGTTGTCGGTCTGTACCCTCCATTAACAAGATACAATTCGTTGGTGTACTTGTTATAATGAATCTCATAGATGCCGGTTCCAGCCAAGTTTGCAACAGTCACAGGCTCATTGTTATAAGCCATCAACGGTCTTGTGTCCCCATTAGTTCCTATCAATATCGGAAGTGTAGCAGTCGTACCGGCAGGTATAGCTTGTCGGAGACTGATATAGAATCCCCCAACATAATCCCTGTTACGGAACGCATGGTTAGGGAGTTCAAGAGTAACATTCTCCGTACCGACTGTCACAGCCACCGTAGGAAGAGTATTGAAGTTTGCTCTTCCGATTGATGGGAATGGGAATCCTGTAAAAAAGTTAGGCCACATATCTACCTCCTTTCTTACCGGATTAACCCCAGTAGTTGTTGCAACCACATCCACTACGTCCGTATACAGCGTCACCCATATATGCACCGTAGGCGGCTGCACGGAAACAATCTGTATTAATAGCGGTTAAATTGGGGTATTGAACACTCACAGTATTGGGGAGCTTGCATTTGATTCCATCAACATCGCTTTGTAATGCCTGCAATCCGGCTGCCAAAGGAGCAATCTGTTGTCCTACTGCACTCAGGATAGTGGCGTTCTGATTACGCTGGGATATTTCGGCTGTTAAAGTAGCCTTTTCCGCAGTAAGAGATGCGATCTTGTCCTGCAATGCCTGATTTTGAATTGCATCAAGTTTGGCAAGGATAGCATTCGTGTTGGCAGTAGCACCGTCACGCAATGACAATGTGTTTTGGTTAGCAGTGTTGATTAATGCGTTAGTTTGGTTGCACATTGCAAGCTGACTCTCGTATCCTTGTGTGGTTACAAGCTGTTTCATATCGCAGCAACAGCTACAGATCTGAGATGTCAGAGCGTTGTTACCTTGCATAATCGCAGTCAGGATACTGTTGGTGTTCTGACCCATTTGGTTACCGAGACCGCAGATTGCCTGTGATACAGAGTTAATACCGGCAAGGATTTGGTCTGAAGAGGTGTTAACAGCTTGGGCTAATGATGCAATGTCCACACCGTTCCGGTTAAGTGTCTGCATGATCATTTCTCTTCCTTCATCGGCACCCTTATTGTTGTTGCCACCGAATCCAAAGTTTCCGTTACCGAAGATGGCTGCAATCACAATCAATGCAATGATGTCCTGAAAACCTCCATTGTTTCCGAAAAAGCCGCCGTTTCCATTTCCTCCCATCAGCCCCATCAGATAGCCTGTGTCAATTCCACGGCTCTGCAAGGACGGAAGAATGGACGCAAGCAGACCATTGTTTGCTCCGGTTCCACCGTCTTGGTTAAAAACATAAGTTCGTTCCATAAGTATTTGTATTTTGTATCCCGGTCAAAATCGACCGTTCACAAAAGTATATATATCATATCTCATGAGGAATCAGTTGTTTCCCAACAAATTCTTTATATTATCCCAATATATTCTCATCATTTTTTCACTTTTTAGACGTATATGAAAATTTGATATCATATAGTTCACTGAACGCTTAGTTTTATGAATGAGAGAAGAAATCTGAGATGGATAAAATCCTTTTTCGTATAGAATATATACAAGGATATATCTAGCGTTAACAATCTCTGTGACACGGTTGTCACTTACTATTAATTCGGTAGGTATTTCTGTTCCTTTAGAAACAAGAGCTATTATTTTGGCAAAAATTTCAGACTTACACATTGTGGTTTAAATTTTTGTTGTATTTTTGCCTTGCCAATCAAATACAATCATGACAAAAGCATACGTAGGAAATAAGTAAGGATATTACTACCCCTGACACTTACCTATGTATGCTTTTGTATGCTTTAAAGTTTGATTGGCGTTAAACTTCAAGTGTCGGGGGTTATTTTAATTCTGCCCCCTGAAAGAATTACTTTTATCAAATGAGTTTTTCTATTATATGCCACACTTCTACCTGTGGCGAATAATACTTGATGTTGCTATCTCATCTTTTTACCTCCTTTCTGTTGATTACCATATTCTATAACTTATTCCTGCGATAACCGCAGGAGAAAAGCCATCCTTACCAAATCCATAACCGGCTGTTATTCCCAGTCCCCATCTTCTGGGTTTTATCTTCACCGTGTGATGGATATCGTTTGTTACTGTCTGTGTTTTAGAGCAAACATAGATACTATCTAGGTTAGGTCTGTAACCACTCACATAAGCGATGTAATCACTATCTCTGTATATCTTCTGCTCAACAGGAAGAACAGTGTCTCCTACATGGATTGTATCACCATCATGCCAACACAGTATTGGAGAAGGAAGATAATATTTTACAGTATCTCTCTTTACAATGATACTTGTACTGAACACCGTATCCGTTCTTGCCTCTATAACTGCTTCGGGGGATGGCTTTACAAACCATCCTAAACCGAAAGCGAGTACAATTATTAATATATAAGGAAGCCATTTCATATTATTGTATTTAAATAAGTACCAATAGCAATGCTATCGTTATCGCAATCCATATATAGATCCTTTGTTTCATAAACTTAACACTTGTTTTCTATTGGCACCGTCAGCTCGATAACTGACGTGCACCCATGCAAAATTGCTTTCGTTAATCAATTGATCATAGGGCAGGTTCTTGCGGATATATTCAAACAACAACTTGTTTTGCTGACGGTCTCCAGTATCAATATCAGCAGCTTCCCCTTTCATGTGCTGCGAGGTCTTACTTCCCTTGACAGCTGCATTAAGTTTCGGGCAGCGATAACCACTGTTTACTGTTATAGGCTTTCCCCACCATGTGCGTAACGGGTCCAGTACGTTATCCACCAAGGCAGTCAGAGCAGTCACATGCTCCTGTCTGCATCTGTTGTTGATACCCAAGCGGTCAGCAGTCGTTGACTTGCAGAGTTCCGCAATTGTAAAATACTTCATTTCTTTTCCTCCTTCTTGTTTTCATTATCAAACAATATCTGAGCCATGATCTTGGCAATATCATCCTTGTTCTCGATAATCACACTCATTGTGTTTTCTGCCTTGCGCAACTCCGCTTTTTCCCATGATTTTTCACGAACTGATTTAAACTCACAGAAAATGCAGTACCCCGTCCAAATCATTGAAAAAATAGGGAAGGGGATAACTACGCAGCATAACAGGTCAATGAAGCACAATTCTATGAACGGGGTGAAATACTTCTTCGCTTTGACGGCTGTTTTCTTATACCCCGTGGATGTTCTTGCCTCTCCCCGTTGTTTGGCTTTCATAACTCCCGTAATAAGGTCCACTAACATCGCCCCCATTGTAGCCGCAATACACAAGGCTATAAGCACAATATGTATCATCATGTGCTCGTTGATAAAATTGTAGATTACATCTCTCATTGAAAGTAAGTTTTATATAATAGATTTTACATAGCTTGTAAATCCATATTTTTTTATTATATGTGACACATCCTCATTTGTAAGATTATAAAACTCACCTTTTATTTTTTTATCTGCAAATTTGAGATGAAGTTCTTTTTCTATGTTTTTATCAAGAACAGCCAATATAGATAGATATGGATTCCCACAAGATAATGTCTGAATACGAACGGATATATCTGAAGAAGAACCTATTTTTACAAGACCTGTATTCTTGTCTTTCATAAGATATGTACTTCTATTTTTACAATTTTTGGGAGGATTACTTAATACTTCTGCCATAGTTTTAAGTATCGCATAATGCAACATCTTACAATCTCCGAATAAGTAACTATTTACAACTACAGCTTTGTCAAAATTACCAAGGAGCGCATATTCTATTAATGAATCAGCTAATTCAAGTTGCGTTAATACGCTACCGTCAGCACAAATTATACATTTTGTGTAACAATCTTCATACAACTTTATACAATCTCCTAAATCAGGATACATTGTTTCAATAAAATCCTTTAGGCTATTGGTTAAAACTTGATCATTCTGACCTTTAAAAACTAAATCTGTCATATTACCTAATTTTATGTTAACTTTTAATTACCGTCAATTACACGTTTTGGATTACCCGATTTTCAAACTAACCTTTATTTTGTATGACAAAAAAAGAGCCTGCCACGGAAACTAATCCGCAACAAGCTCTTGGCTTTATCAAATATGTAGTATGTCTTTTCGTCATAATCAATGTGGCGTGCATCTTCACACGCTTCCACAAAGATAAATATTGCTTCTCTCTTTCGCAAATAAGAATACAAAAAAAGAACGACCGCTAGCAAAAAGCACAGCAGCCGTTCAATCCACGCTCTACTCTCTATCCCATTTTCCCAAGAAGACAATAGCAAAGATATCAAACAGGTTGTATCCACATGGAAAAAAGGTTAATAAAATATATGTTGTATAATCTGTTATTTTAATTTAGATTAAACAAAAATAATATTTAAATTGTTTGTTAATAAATAAATTAATTTGTTCCTTTGTAGCAGGCAATAGCCTTCATGGTGTGAAGTTACACCATACCCACTTTTAGAACGTGATCACTGTGGAGGCAATTGCTGTATTATAACGGCGGTTGCCTTTATTGTTGAACAATGAAACAATGGTTTAAGATACCTTCTTTAAAGAAGTCGAATAAGGATATGTATAGTGATGCTACTTATCATGGTAAAGATGATGGTGGTAATTTTATTTATGTTCCTAAATGGGTGGAAAATCTGTTTTCTGGCAATAGAGGGAATATAGATTTTGACATGTCGACCGTTGAAGGGAAATCAAGAGCCTTACATGAATGTTGGCCGTTTGCAATGGTTCTAGATCATTGCGGAAGAATGATGCAGAATGGGCGGTATTATGTGACGGATATTAACGGAAACGAGAAGAGGAGTTTTAAAGACATTGTGACTCTTTTGAATCGTCCGAATGTGATACAGAGTGGGCGTTCTTTTATAAAGCAGATTGAGATATCTTTGAAGTGTTTCGGATTTTGCCCTGTCTATACACTAAGAGCTTTAAAGTCTGATCTCCCTAAATCCATGATGGTAATACCTCCCGAATTATTCTACATGGAATCATTCGGTAAGGGCCCGTTTACTCAAACAGAGCTTTCTTCAATTGCTAGTAAGGTATATATACGTTGGGGAAATGAGAATATAGAACTTGGTGATGAGGAGTATTTTGTCATATACGATTCGATAATGGATATTCCAAGTAATAATGGAGGGAGAATTACCTTCCACTCCCCTGTGGACGCATTATCTACTCATACTCGAAACTATATGGCTCAACTGATAGGGAGAGGAAACCTTATTGTTAATGGAGGACCTAAAGGGATACTATACGGGAATGATACGACTGACGTAGGGAATGCAGCTATTACTCCGTCTGAATCCAAGAAATTGCAGGATGATTTCAAAAGGAAATATGGTATAGTGCATAAGTTGTATGAAATCATGGTGACTCCTAAGAAACTAGGGTGGATTACATTGGGGTCAAATACAGACCAATTGAAGCTTCATGAGGAGGATAAGGCGTGTTTGGAAGCGATAGCTCAGACGATAGGCTTTGACCCCAATCTGATTATACAAGGAAGTACTTATGATAACTCTTCTCAAGCAAAGAAAGCGGCATATCAGGATCTTATTATCCCTGACAGTGAATCTATAACAGAGGTTCTGACTAATGCTATATGTAAGGACAGGGCAATAATCAAAATGGACTTCACTCATGTCCCTTGCCTTCAAAAGGATATGAAAGAATTGGCGGATGCCTTGTCTACAGCCTCTAATGCTGTAGCTTCATTGTATAACAATCGGCTGATTACTTTTGAAGAAGCAAGAACCGAAATGTCCAATTTTACAGATATTGATCCTGATAACCCTAAGGGAGAATTTAAAAGTGAAATAAATAATGATGGAGACAAGCAAATACAAGAACAGGTTGGGGAAGCAGTATAAATCCTTAGCTTTTTATGCAAAGGAGATACAATATGATTCTGGCAGTAGAACTATCAGTGGTTATGCTGCGGTTTTCAATAACATTGATAAGTCCGGTGACATGCTCCTGAAAGGTTGTTTTTCAAAAAGCATACAGGAGAGAGGCCCGGGAAGTTCTGCTAATGATAAGATTATCATGTTGTGGATGCATGACATGCATGAGCCTATAGGACGCATTACGCTTCTGCAAGAAGATGAGAAAGGGCTTTACTTTGAAGCGTCTATTGATGATGTGGAAAGAGGAAATCAAGCGTTGAAGCAGCTTGAAAGTGGCACTTTGAACCAGTTCTCTATAGGTTATAGTTATGTATGGGAAAAATGTGAATATGACAGGGAACGTGATTGCTTGGTTGTAAAGGAAGTCATTCTGTATGAGATATCCGTAGTGTCCATAGGATGTAACGGAGAAACTGAATATCTTGGTCTGAAATCGGCAGAAGAATATGAAAGTGCGTTGGAGTCACTTCCGGTTGAAATAAGTGATGTATGTAAAGGACTTCCGATAAGAAAGAGGGAGGAAATCCAAATGTTAGTAAGAAAAGCGATGTCACTCGCTCGATACAAGCCGGCAGACAAGCCACTTGATGAAGAGGGAGCCGATGAAAAAATAAAACTATTTACAAAACCTTTAAAACTTAAAGAAGCATGAAATTTGACTTTTTAAGCAAAATTGATTTGTCGGTAATGGATGAGGTTTCCGTGAAGTCATTACAGGCGTTGCAGGACGCAATAAACGCTACTGTAGGCGATTTCATGGACGATACTATCGACAAAAAAACTTTTGAGGATAAATTAAATGAGGTTTCTCAAAAGATAGATTCCGAAAAGGAATTGGAAACAGTGCGTAAGGAACTTGGTGAGATGAAAGAGATAATCGTTCGCATGAAAGGTGCAATGCATAAGAATGAAGACGGGCAAATGGTGTTCAAGTCTGTAGACCAACAGATTGAAGAGCAACTGAAGGATTTCATCACAGTAGGCAAGCATGGAGAGAAAACTGTGGACTTGAAAACGGCTTGTAAGCAGTCTATAGGATTTAAGAAAAACCTTACGATTGTTGTCAACAGAAAAGATGTATCTCCTGTGACAAGTACAAATGTGGCACCACATTATAATATGACTATTGATAATCAATTGTCTGTTGAACCACGCTCTCAGACTGTAATCCGTAAATTTGCGAATGTGGCAGCAATATCTACACGATCATTGACTTATGCGGAGTTCAATCCGGGTGAAGAAGAAGCCGAATGGGTTCCAGAAGGCGGTCTTAAGCCTATGATGAGCGGTACATTAGCAGAAGTTACTATCAATGCCGGTAAGGTGGCTCTTGGAACAAAGACATCCGAAGAAACATTATCTGATTTGCCCCAGTTAGTTGCGGAGGTTAGGGCCGAGATTATCAATCGTATTGGGCTAAAAGAAGAAGAAGGCATTCTGTCCGGTACTGGTTCCGGCGGTCAGATTAAAGGGATTGGGAGTGATATACCTACATTCTCTTTGACAGCTCTGAAAGTAGAGAAACCCAACACTTATGATGTTATTGTTGGTATGTATACACAGATTGTATCAATGTCCAATATGGCTTATCGTCCAAACCTTGTGCTTATGCATCCTCTTGACTATGCACAGATGCAGTTGACTAAGGATGTTAATGGACAATATCTCCGTCCTTTCCGTATTGGTGATGAACTGATTCAAGGTTTGAAAGTGGAAACCAGCACTGCAATCAAACAAGGTGATATTTGGGTTGGCGATTTTAACTATCTTAACATCCGTGATGTATGGGTTCTTACCATTACACTTGGATGGGAAAATGATGATTTCACTAAAAATATGGTGACTATCCTTGGTGAAAAACGTCTTATGGTGTATATTAAAAAGCAATATAAAACTGCATTTGTCAAGGATAAGATTGCGACCGTTATTGAAGCTATAACCCCTGCCGGTATTGGCGGATAAATTTATTAAACATTATGAAAGTAAATTTGACTAAAACTTATGAGGTTGAGTTCGCAAAGGACGGGGCCGTTTATAAAAAAGGTGATAAAGTAAGTGTTAATATGTTACTTGCAGGTAAGTTCTTCCAAGATGGACGTGTTGCCACTGTTCCTTCGGAATTGATGGAAGACGCTAAGAAAATCGGTGCTGAAGATTTGTTCAATAAAAAGAAGAACCTCAAAGATATTGTGTAATGTTGGTGGATTATACTTTTTTCCAAGGTGGTATTCTTGATATCGAAGGTGCAGTATTGAATATACATACTCCTTCTGAGACTAATAAGGCAATTGTTGACAGCCTTCAAGGCTTTGTAATGCAATATGAGCCGGAATATTTAGAGAAGCTCCTAGGGGAAAAGTTGTATAAGGAATTCTCATCCTATATTTCCAACGATGGAAAAACTAAGGAAAAAAGATGGGATGATCTTATAGCGCATCTTGTCATGAAATATAGTGATGGCGATAGGGAGATTTCCAAATCCCCCATCGCCAACTATATATACTTCCATTACTTGAGACATAATCACACTCAGGCGACTATTACAGGAGTGAAGGCTGATGGAGATGATGGCCGTCTTGTAAGTCCCGAAAGGAAAATGATGTTTGCATGGAACGACATGGTAAGAATGAATATCAGACTTGTGAGATGGCTTCAAGGCAATAATGCGGACTATCCGGATATCGCCACCGATTTCGAATTGATGGAAACAATTAATTCCTTTGGGTTATGATAATTGATATAATATCAGATGTATGTGCTTCCTTGTCAAAAAGAATGGATCAACAGATAAATTACATATATGGTGACAGTTCTTATATAAGGGAAACACTTCTTCTTCTTGGGAAAAGCAGGGTGACAGCATCGGGAAAATTCCCAATGATAGGGCTGTATGTTCCCTTAGACGAGGAAAGGGATAGTGAGAATTATTTTTGTAAGGCATCTGTAAACATAATAATCGCTACCAATACACTGGAAAAGTATACAAATGAACAACGTCGTGAGATATCTTTTGAAGGTATTCTTCGACCTTTGTATTACGGATTCATAGAAGAGTTAAAAAAATGTGATAAATTTGATTTCGGTTACTCCGGTATTGTAAGCCATACATATTCAGAAAATTATAGTTTTGGAAGACGTGGCGCTGTTGATGTTGACGGTAAGGAAGTTGGCGAAAAGATAGATGCTATTGAAATAAAGAATTTGGATTTAACAGTTAAAAATCAGAATTGTTATGCGAACAGATATTAGAGAGTGCGGCAGCACGTCCGGATTTAATACTGGAATGAGTTACTGCCCCCTGCAACCGGACAAGGTCGCAGGTGTTATATTGGTCATTCATGGCAAAAAACTGCCCAAAGAATTGACTGCTGAGGCTTTGGAGGAAGCCTGTCATGCTGATTATCCGGACAGAATTTATCCTATTACAGGATTTTCGGAATACGCGGTAAGCGGCGGTGAACCCAATACAACAGAAAATGGTTATGCCGGGTCGGAAATAACGGGCTATTCGGCAAGGACGGATACATTCACGTTGCGTAAGTTTAATCTAGCTTTACAAGCTAATCTTGTAGCCAACAAGGATACATTGTTTGATATGTATGTTTTTGACAAGAATAATGTAATCTACGGAGAAGATGACGGGACAGATGAACTTGCGGGTTTTGCATTATCTGGTGTTTACCCTACAGGACAGGCTTATGATTCAAGCGGTCAGAAGGCTTATCTTGCGTTTAATGCGATGTATTCCGATACCGAGAAGATGATGAAAAACATGTCTGTAAAGCAAGCGGGTGTCAATTTGGAAAATGTTCTCAAGGGATTGAATTACGTTGAGTTTGTCAAAATGACATCTCCTGAAAATACATATAAGCTCGTGGATCATTATGACCGCACGGATCTTACTGCATATTATGGATCTATATTGTCTGAGAAGGCTTCAACGGTCGTTTCTGGTGCATCAGCACTGGAATACAGTAACGGTGTGCTTACAGCGACAGGAGGTGTGCCGGTGCTTAAATCTCCTTCTATTTTACAGGCTAATGGGGTCATTGGAATTGAACAATGGGTACAATGAGAATTAATGGAGTCACATTTATAGAGTCCGAGGTGGTCAAACTTTCATTGGATGAGTTTGTCGCTCAGAATATAGATGTATTCTGGAAGGACATTTCTAGAGAAAGGCGGAAATCAAGGCTGGTTTCCGTATATAATAGAATTATCAATAACAGTAATTTAGGAGGCGGGGGAGATTGATCCCCCGTTTTGCTATGACATTGGAGGAATACGCGAGATGTTGGAAGAAATTGGCTGATGGCATTCAGCCAATGATAAGGGATAAGATGGAAAGGGATGTTCCTCAGTTTGAGGAATATATACGAGAACAGCTATATAGTGGTGTTGATGGCGATGAAAGTCCTTTAATTCCCGGATATACAGAGGACCCATACTTTAAAAAAACTTATGGAGAGCATTGGAAGAAAAACGCCGAACGCTATAAAAATTGGAAGACAAAGATACAGAAACCGAAACCTTCATATCTGGGTTTTTCTGCAAGAGGGAACAATACTCCAAACCTTATCATACGTGGAGATTTTTATAGTTCCATCACGGCAATACCAATATCAAATGGTATAAGGATTGCCAGCTATGGCGTTTCTTTTGGTTCTGATATTGAGAAGAAATATGGTTATAAAATTTTCAAGGTAAGCTCCAAAGCAAGGAGGCATTATGTTACGTACAGGCTTATGCCCTCTATTGAGAAATTTATAAGGAGGTGCGAACTATAAAGTATTATTAACAAAAAATGGAATTGAACCGAATTATGAAAAACTGCTTGTGCCAAGGGAATAAGTCAATGAGGGAAATGGAGCATATGCGATCAATCGCAGAGAAGGCTGCTGTTATGGATGAATGTGTTTATATATTATACAAGGTTGGAGATGTGTATAAATTCTGTCGTGAAGGTGAAAACTGGTCGGGTGAGTTTGTTGAATTCATATTTCCGTAAAATGGTGATTTTTATCATTCTATTATTTTGGCGTTTCCCGTATTATTTATTAATTTAGCAACAGCGATAGATAGAGGTTTCGCATAGAAAGATATTATATATTCATTAAGAGTAATGGATATGATGCGGTGGCCGACTCCTCTATATCGGTTGCCGCATTTTTTTATATCCCGTATTAAGATGTACGGAACATCTTGTGAACGAAAAGACATGAAAACGAATCAAATCATGATTCGCCCAATGGGTGAATTTACAGTTAGTCAGAGAACAAAAGATAGCTATTTTGACGGTGGGGACTTGTTACGTCAATGGAATTCAGTAAAAGGAAATGAACAAAGAAAAATGGATGAGTTTCTTTTGGCTAAAAGAACTGGAGATTTTATAGAAGCGCTCATAGCTGAAGAACGTGAAAATGGTTTAGGGGAAAATTCCCCTAAAATTGATAATCAGGTAGTTAAGAAGAGTAAGGTTAAAGAGAAGGGTAAAGCTGGCAGACCTAAAGAAGAAGTATGGATGCATCCTTTCTTATTTACCAAATTTGCCATGTGGATTAATCCTCGCTTTGAAGTAAAGGTAATACGCTTCGTATATGATGAGATGATTCAATACCGTAATTTAGCTGGAGATGCTTATCCTGCTATGTGTCATGCCGTTTGTTCAATACTCCCTAGGGATATATTCCAGAAAAAGATTAAGGACTTAGCCAAGTCTCTAAACATCATAGTTTATGGCAAACATGAATCAGAAATGCGTAATAAGATTGGCGATGAAGATAAAATCCGCGAATTATATGAGTTAGAATTACAGATAGCTCAATGGATAGATTTAGGCTTTATCAAAGACTATAACAGCCTTAAATCTACATTGACTAAATTGTATTACCGAAAATATCCCAATGTTCTCCCAATGTAAATATTGATTTTTCCTCAAATGTCTTGTGCGAAAAGATATTTATTTTTTAATTGAAAAACAAAACTATCATTTATGTTGTAATTTAGATTTTGTCTAAATTGTGAATGTAATATTTAATAATTGCGTTACTATATATTACTATGCGTTACTTAGTATTACTATTAATTGATATTGTCTTTTGTTTAATATTCATACCATTGTATAAGATAAAAACATCATTTACCTTTGTATATGTAACAAGTGCAAGGCGTTACTTGATGTTGATTAAATATTCTCCTATTGGAGTTTATATATGACTGTTCCGTAGTAGCTTGCACCTATTACGGAACTTTCTTTTTATACAATTCCAAGCGTGGATAGTATAAGGGAGGAAAGCAGGAGTGAATAATGGCACAATGAGGTTCGATCCCTCACCTGCTACAATCAGTCAAAATAAATCCCCGGAGGCGGAAGTGACTGAGCCGCCAACGGGGAACAATATTAATCTTATATCGCAAAGATATGGAAAATTTTAATAAGTTAATACCTATTGATGGGGAAAATGGCGAAAAAAGAACAATAAGTTCACTGGAGATTGCGGAACTCACAGGTAAGCGACATGATGCTATCTTACGTGACATCAGAAACTTACTTAATCAAGGAGTAAACGCCCACAATTTTGTGGAGGTTGAATACACCGATAAAAAGGGTGAGAAAAGACCTTGTTATGAACTTACAAAGAAAGGTTGCCTAATCCTTGCCAGCGGATACGATGCAAAACTCAGGGAAAAGATTATAGATCGTTGGGAAGAATTGGAAAGGGACAAACAAAACGGGAATTTTCAAACTCCTAGCACCTACATTGAAGCATTGGAGGCTTTGGTAGCTTCTGAAAAGGAGAAAGAACGGATGCGTATTGAATCGGAGCAACAGAAAAAGCAAATCGAACAGAAAGATGCTAAGATAGAGAAGCTCCAGCCCAAAGCTGACTTTGCCGACAAAGCCTTTGCGATGGAAGGCAAATGTGATATAGGACAGGCTGCCAAGATACTCGGCTTACCATTCGGACGAAATACCTTGTTCAAGAAGCTTCGTGAAGCAGGAGTATTCTTTGCTAACAGGAATGAGCCAAAACAGAAATATATTGATGCAGGCTACTTTGAGATGAAAGAAAAGCCTATCCCAAGAGATAATCATCCGGGCTTTGTCGTGATGGTTGTGCTATGCACACAGAAAGGGCTTGCATACATCAATTACCTGTTTGGTGGCAAACGTTCTGACGGAAAATTGATGAAAATAGCCTAATTTAAATCTTACATATTAATCAAGTCTTTCCCACCTTATTTTACGAGGTGGGCAGACTCTTTACATCCGTTAACGTTGCGATTCGCAACATAACCCGAAAAGACTATGAAAACAATAGATAAACTTGAAATTATACTTCAAAAAATGAAAGAACAAAATAATAGACTTGAACGGATATACGGCAAGCATCTCAAACTGATTGTATGCACTGGGAAAAGAAGTGAGAAGGTGAAATTTAAACATGAAGATTGAAATGCTATGTTTGTAATTTATTTAGACAGTATTCTAAATTGTAAACAAATATGTCGTAATGTTTTGATTTGATTTTAAAAGTATATTACTTTGCTGAAAATAACCAAATTATTATAACTATATGAAAAAAGTATTATTTTTAATGATTGTTTCATTATTCAGTATGAATCTGAGTGCTCAAGTAATGAGAGCGGAAGAATTAGAAAAATATGCAAAGGAAAATTATGGTGATAAGTGGGTGGATGCGGCTGAAAATTTAGGTTCTTCATTGGTATTGGATAAGAATCAGAGTTTGACCTATGAGCAGATAATTAATTGTGGGGAACAGACTAAAGAGCAGTTATATATTACTTTAAACCATTGGTTTGCGGAATCTTTTAACGATGCGAACTCAGTAATTAAATTGAATGATAAGGATGCGGGAGTAATTATTGCTAAAGGATTTGTAGGAGGAATCGCTCAACATATTGGAGGAATGACAGCTTATAATGTTAACATCCACCCTGTTATAAAAGTTGATATTAAAGATAAAAAAATTCGTGTTACATATACGCTTCAATATTATGAGGTTGAGCAGAACATCGGAGGCGGATGGATGGGGGCTTTTTCTGCTGGTACAACAGGACAGCCTGCGGACACGACAAAGAAAACAGAAAAATGGGGTATAGAAACATGTTATCCTTTCAGCCCCAAAGATCAGCATAAGGCAAAGAAAACATCGTCTAAAGCATTGATTATGGCTCATGCATATTCCAATGTTATTATGGATAAAATAGAAGAAGCTGTGAAGAATGGTCTTGTGGGCAATGAAAATGATGATTGGTAATTTAAATAAATTATTTTTCACGGGGAGAAGTTTTTGCTTCTCCCTTTTTTATTTCCTCACCTTCATAATATCAATAAAATCACTATCTTTGCTCTTAGAAAGTGCATGAAGTCATGCACTACCCAAAACTTACGAAAAGACCATGGCAGGAGCAGAATTTAAAATTACTGATGCGATTGATCCTAACATCGTTAAGAAGTTAAATGAGATAAGGATTAATATTCAAACCACATCTTCCGAATATGCGAATTTCACAAAACAATTAAGTGATGGTATAAATTTTAAGCCGGGTAATCTAAGAGAATACCAGTCTAAAGTTGACAGTTATAATGCTACAATTACCAAATTATATGCTTCTCAAAATAGGTTGTCTGAATTACAGGCTAGTCAATTAAAGTTATTGACCGATATTTCCCGTAAGATAGAGCTTCTTACCAAGCCATTGAATACATTAGCAGACAAAATAACGGAAGTAAAAGTAAATTTGAGAGGTGCTTCCGAAGATCTGAAAAACGTGTCACAAGATGCGGAAAATGCTTCTGTTTCATTTCAAGAAGCATCTAAGAAAATATCCATGACTGCTGCTGATTTTGATTCAATCCGTCAGACGGTAAAGGCTTTTGATACACAAGCCTCCGAATTGAACAGTAGGTTAAGTGATAACAAAGAAACAATTTCAGCCTTAAGAACATCTCTGAGGGAATTATCAAAGGAGTATAAGAAAGGTGCTATCAGCGAAGAGGAATACAAGTCCAAAAGAGATGCTACGGTATCCCAGTTACGCATGCTGACAGAGCAGAATAAACAGTATTCGGCGATATTGAGAAATCATACGCAGGTAGCGATTGCCACAGCAGGAAGCTATAACGAGATGAAGGCTTCAATGCTTCAGTTGGAAAAGGAATATTATAACCTTTCACAAGCTGCACGCGAGGGAGCAAAAGGTATGGATATCTTGAACAATATCGGCAAGTTGAATCAACAATTAAAGGATATAGATGCACAGATGGGCAATTACCAACGTAATGTGGGTAATTATGCTTCGGGTTGGAATGGTCTTAATGTTTCCATACAACAGATTGCGAGAGAACTTCCGGCTTTGTCTGTTAGTGCCAATACTTTCTTTCTTGCCATATCCAATAACCTTCCTATATTTATTGATGAGTTAAAGAAAGCAAGGGGGGAATATGAACTTCTTAAGAAATCGGGGCAGACTGCTACACCTGTATTTAAACAGGTATTGAGTTCCCTTCTTAGTTGGCAGACGGCTTTAGTTGTTGGGATAACTCTTTTATCGAGTTATGGAGGTGAGATAACCAAATGGGTGGGTAGCCTGTTTGATGCGAGAAAAGAAATTGATTATCTAAAACAGCTTCAGGAGGATTTGAATAAAGCTCAAAAAGAAGGTGTGAAAAATGCCCAAGATGAAGCTGTTAAATTGGATATATTATATAGGGCTGCTGTCAATTTGAATAAACCTATGGGAGAGCGGAAAAAAGCCGTTGAGGAACTGAAGAAGCAATATCCTTCATACTTTAAAAATATAAGTGATGAAAACATTCTTGCAGGTAAAGCGGCTGATAGTTATCAAAGGTTATCTAATGCCATATTAGCTTCGGCTAAAGCTAGAGCTGTGCAAGATCGGCTTGTAGAACAGGCTAAACAAAAATTAGACTTGGAAGATCAGTTGGCAGAAAAAGAAGAAAAACGTGCGAAACTTGAATCTGCTAGAGATCAGATGAAAGCACAATATGAATCCAGTCAAGGGGCAGCTATGGATACAGCTAGAGACATGTATGGGAAGTTAAACAAGCAGGTTGAAGACTTGGATAAAGAAATAGGTTCTTTATTAAATCAGCTATATCAAGTAGATAAGGCTAGTAGAGATATGGCAAATTCTATTAACATTGGAGATGTTACATTTAATCCTCATTCTGCCGATAAAGCATCGGATGATTTAGCGCAATACATGGAGAATCTTAGGAATAAAATGGCTGACTTGTCCGTTTCTCTCATTAAAGATGAGCATGAACGTAGTCTTGCTGCCATAGAGAAAGAATATAAAGACCAGATAGCAGCTGTAAAGGGATATTCTGAGGAAGAGAACAAACTTCGGGAAATGTTGGGGCAAGAGAGAATGCAGAAGATAGCGAAAGAGAATGAGGAATATGCTAAGAAGTTGGCAGAGGCTGAGAAAAAAAGGATCGAGGAAAAGAAAAAGTATACTGATGAGATGCTCAGACTGGAAGAGGAACAATCATCTCTCCGTATAGCAGCTACAAGTACTGGATATAAGGAACTTGAAAACATTATAACAGAAAATTATTCAAAAGGGCTGCTATCGCGAAAAGAATACGATGAAGCCATGCGTGAACTGGAGCGGAAAGCCGCAAACGAGCAATTACAGATACAGATAGATGCTGCTGAAAAAATGATTGAGATAGCGGAAGCATCGGGCGTGGTAAGCAAGCAACAAATTGAAATGCTGAGAGAATCCATAAAGGCTATGGAAGCAGAGATAGGTTCTATAAATGCGGATGATCAGTTGAAAAAAGCGGAAGAGCAACAGGATATCACACGAAGGAATTTTGAAGTGTTGAAAGGTTATTCTTCTGCATTGAAAGATCTTGCATCGGATATCGATAGCCCGTTTGCCGGTATATTTGATGGGATGGATAAGGGATTCAGTATTATGTCTGATAAGATATCGGGTGTTTGGAAAGAACTTACAGACGGTGAGAAGATGGAAAGAACTACCGAGATGTGGGCTTCTATGGTTAGTGGAATTGGTGAAATGATATCATCCATTTATGATCGCCAGATTGAAGCTATTGAGGCTGAACAGGAAGCGAATGAGAAAGCTGGTGAAGAGGAAATTTCCCGTATAGAGGTTTTAGAAGAAAGAGGTGCTATAACAACTGAAGAAGCCGAAGCGCGTAAACGTGCGGCGGAAGATAAAACGGCACAAAAGAATGCCGAATTGGAGAAGAAAAAAGCTGCATTAAGAACAAAACAGGCAAAGTTTGAGAAAGCTACCAGTATAGCTGAGGCGGCTATACAGATAGCAGGTGGTATTTTGCAGACGATAAAACAATTGGGCTTCCCTGCTGCAATACCTATGATAGCTGCTCTAGGTGCTATGGGAGCGATACAGCTTGCTACTATTATAGCGACTCCTATTCCGAAGTATGCCAAGGGTACTGATTCGCATAAAGGCGGATTGGCTGTAGTGGGTGATGGTGGTGTCCCTGAAACAATCGTTACTGAAAAAGGAGCGTATATTACTCCGTCTGTCCCTACTTTGGTTGACATCCCTAAAGGTGCGAAGGTTATACCTTATGCAGTGGATATGGACAGGATAAAGGCTCATGCAAATGATTTTGATGGTCTTATGGCATATAGAAGCGAAAACGATCTTCCTCCTGTATCAATAGTTAATGATTATAGTGAACTGGAGAAAAAGATAGGGCATCTGGGAAAATCACAGCAGATAGGATTTGCAAAATTAGCCAAGGCGATAAGAGAAAACAATTATCAGCAATTTTCAAAAAGTATCTGATTATGAGGTATACAAGTGACATATATGAACTTCCCTTGTCCGTTTTTATAGAGATTTATACCAATGATAGCAATACTATTGAATTTGACGGTGAGGACAAAGGGGCTGTATCGGCAAAAATTATCAATGACTATGTAGAAATTGTCGGGAGCAAACAGTTGTTCTCTGAGATATTGAATTGTAATGAGCGTATGAATCTTGCAATGACTGTGGAGTGCATGAAGGCATGTGAGAACATGATGAAGTTGAAAATGTATGATGAGGTGCGTGATATTCTGATGAAGATAGGTTATTCGTGTAAAAAAGGTGATGTAATGGCTATGAATGCTAGAATATCCGCATTAAATTCCCGTGCACAATATGATTTGGATAAGATAAGTAAGGAAAAGAATGAGGAACTGAAGGAGAAGCCTACAAAACGTGGATTTATAAATGAAGTTGTCGCTATTGGGAAGTATAATAAGATGTATATCAATCCGAAAGAATGGACCGCCGGATCTTATGCCTGTCTTGTAAGGCAGACATGTGACGAAATCGATGGGTTGAATCGTAAAATGAAATAATTATGTATTATCGATGTGAGTTACTTATAAATGGTCTGAAGTACAGGGTTACTGATGATCTTGAAAATTGGGACGAGGTGAAGGCTAGTTTCAAGAGAAATGACTATGACGGTGTTATCCGTACATTTTCCAACAAATTTTCTTTTGCTGGGGATGCTAGAAAATTGCTGTTAAAACAATATGATGAAGATTATTTGAATGCTTCTGCCTCAATAATAATAAGTACAAGAAATAACAGTTGGTTGTATAATGAACGGTTTAGTTGCGCTCTCAATTTTTCTACATTGCAGGATAATGGTCGTATCTTACAGATAAATGCCGTGGATGATAGCGTGGCGTCCATGATAAAGTCAAAAAAAGGAACTCAATATGAATATTCGGTCGAAGAGGTGAAAAGCCCCATTCCTCTTGTTTATGACGGACTTGAACTTTCAGAATCAGCAAAATGGATTCCTACAGGTGATACATTGGAAGACGATGACACTCTTATTAATGTTTATTTCAGCAAGAAAATGTCACCAATGCCAATATATATAACTGCCAGTGATTCCTTAATAAAGGGGTCTCTTGAATTTAATGATCAAACAGTAGGTGGTGATGATGTATATTCGATAAAGGCTCTGAAATCAATTAGGATAAATATAGAGTTTAATATTGATATGTTTGTGTTTAGGAAATATCAGTCTGGTGCTTTGGGATATGATGTAAGAGGTGTGAGGCTCCAGATTATGAAGATAAGTAATGAGATTGATAGTAATGGGGAAGCGGTGACTACGGAAACGGTGATAGGAAGTTTTGAACTTACGACAGAATCAGAAACGCCAGTGGAAAAGAAGGTTTCGGAATCGTACAATATAAGTCTTTTGCATAATGATAAAATAATAGTGAGAGCTATGTATGTCAATGAGAAAGAAGAGATTGTACCTGTATTGCCGGATTTGCCATACAAAGTCTCAACATCAAGTTATTTTAAAGCATCATGGAAAAATCGAATAAACCCTGTTGAGATGGATGTTATAAAGCCCGATACATTGCTGAACAGATTGCTTAAAAGTATTAATGGAGAGAAAGATGGTTTGACTGGAGTGATTGAGGGGACAGGAGATAGAAGGCTTGATAATTGTATGCTCTTGGCGGCTGAATCAGCCCGTAAGATTCCTGGAGCCAAAATATATACATCCTTCACCAAATTTGCAAACTGGATGAGTTATGTGTTTGGTTATGCTTACGACATATCCGGGAATACAGTAACTTTTCGGCATAGAAGCAAATACTTCTCGGATGATGTTGTCAAAAGGATAGATGATTTATCTGATTATGAGATGAAGGTTAATTCTGCATTGGTGTATTCTCGGATACGGATAGGCTTTGACAAACAGGATTACGACACGGCTAATGGAAAGGATGAGTTCCGTTTTACGAATGAATATACCACAGGCGTGACCATGACGGACAATAGCCTTGAAATGATATCTCCATACCGTGCGGACGCATACGGCATAGAGTTCCTTGCTGACAAGATAGGTGAAGATACTACAGACAACGAAAGTGACACTGATTTATTTATGGTAGGGGTAAAATCTGATTCGTCTGGACTTAAGTATATATTGAACAGGGATTATCTTATGGGTGGCGTTCTCAGCCCTGACACAATGTTCAATGCCATGTTTTCCCCTTCTTCTATGGTTTTGGCCAATGAAGCATACATCGGCTCATCTGTTGAGATGCTTACTTTTGCGTCATCAGATGGTAATAGTGATGTGGGTATTGATGGAATGGGGGAAAGTAGGGATATAATTCTTTCAAAAAGGATGTTTACTGTGGCGGAGGTGGAATTTGAGACTTCGGATGTGGAACTTCCGGAAGATCTTACAGGAATTGTTGAAATGGAATACCAAGGCAAAGTTGTACAGGGATATTATCAGCAGGCTGATTACAATTTTACAAAATCACAAAGTTCAAAGGTAACTTTGATCGTGAAAAATTTAAATTCGTTATAAAGATTCAAATTTTAATTGTTATATTTGCAATGAAAGCTTGTGAAGTCACAAGTTACTAGAAACTTACGAAAAGACTATGATATCAATCGGAGATGTTTGTCCGTTATTCTTTAAACCGCTGAAATATAAATATTCAAATGCTGGATGTTTCAGACAAGTATTTTCTGTGTCAGACAACATCCTGCTGCAAATCTTTTGTGATAACGGCGAAAAACCTTCAGCTTATTTGAATGATAAGATCGGCAATATTTCCTCCAAGATAACACTGCTTACTTATGATGTAAATGAAAGCATTAAGATGTATTATGCCTCATTATCTCCTTCGGAGGGGATATATACAGTAACTATAGGCGATAAAGAATGTGAGGAGTTCTGCGTGTGTGAGAATATAGGTGATTCTATTCTGATTGAATATTCCCATAAAGATAATAATTCTGCGTTTGATAATATATTCTGGATTGATGAGGTTCGGCAGATGTTCCAGTTCAGAATAATAGGAGGATTCAAGCCGGATGGGGTGGAGTTGAAAGTTGAAAACGAACAGTTTGTGAATCAGAAGCAGGAGATAATAGAAATGTATTCTCTCCCTTATAAAACATTTGATTTTGTTTTCGGGACAAGTTGTGGCGTTCCGTATTATATAGCGGAGTTTATAAATAAGGTACTTTGCCTTTCTCACGTCAGCATAAACGGTAATTTGTTTGTACGGGAAGGGGATTCTGTCCCGGAAAAGATTGATACAATAGGTAAGAAACAGATGTTTATATATAAAGTGACTTTACGCCCTAGACAAAATGATATCGCCGGGATCGGAGGCAAAACAGAGATTGCAACTTCATCTTCAGGAATCGCGTTTTTACTAACTAATCCAGAAGAGGACGATGTGTTGAAATATAAGAAGGCGAAAGCTGCTTTTGTTAATGAAAATTACGTGTAATCATGGCTAGAAATCGTCCTATAAAGATATTGTGGTACGGTTCGGAAACGGATGATGAAGGAAATCCGATTATACCGAAAATATCCCCGTCATTTGAAAAGCGACTGGAAGGGTTGAATGAGGGAGAGATATACATACATAATGATGATAATAATCCTTCTATTTACATAAGAACCAATAAAGACAGGGTTGTTGCCATATCGGGAGGTGCAAATATAAGTGAATTGGCTAAATATTTTTTGCGCAAAGACAAGGAGGACTCTACAAATTTTCTTTTATCATTACTGGGCGGAACTGTCATTAAGAAATATGCCAAGTTCGGTGATTTCGTTACCGGCGTATTAGGTGGATACATAGACGAAAAGGGCAATCTTGAAATGGAAAGCGGTGTATTTCGTAAGCGTTTGTTTGTTCCTGAAATAGCCTATAACCGTACAACCTATTTCAAAGGACGTATGGTAAACTCCCCCGGTGGTGGTTGTACCGTATTGTCATACGTGGATAACGGCGATGGAACCTACACCATCACTCCCGATCTGACGGACGCGGACGGATTGAGCCAGTTTGTTGATGATATCCTTACCACCTATTTTGTGACTAAAAATAGCGAAGGCAAGCTGAACGGCTTTGAAGAAATGAAATTCCGGGTGACTGCCGCAGATTATACAGCCAAGAAGTTTACTGTCATTCCCCGTCCGGGGCATTCTGACTGGAAACCTGCCGAGCAGATGGTATTGGCACAAACAGGTAACTTTACGGACCCGGAACGCCAGACTTATATACTTATTGATTCAGTCAACGGAAACAACTGTATTACATTTTTTGACAATGCCAACACTTGGGACCCGGAGCCGGCGCAGATGCCTGCGTGGTTCGGCAAAAAAAAGGGCATGACCGTTAACGGAATTGATTGCGAGAAATATTCAGCCGTGTTGCAACAGGTCTTATTGACTGGGCTTATCTTCCAGATAGATGAGATAACGGGAAACAAGGTTCGTGTACCCTTGGACAAGGGTGAATGGGTTGCAGGGAAGTACGCCTACTATGACCGGGTGTCACATAACGGGGCTTTGTGGTTGTGTGTTGATGATAACGGAACGACAACAGAACCGTCAGAAGGTAATCCGGCGTGGTTGAAACAAGTGGCGGAAGGAGCGGACGGAGCGACAGGTCCGCAAGGTGTTCCCGGAACGCCGGGAAAGGACGGTGTTACTTACTATACATGGATAAGATACGCCGACAACGCACAGGGCGGAGGTATCAGCAATAATCCTACAGGGAAAGCGTATATCGGATTCGCCTACAACAAGACGAGTGCGGTGGAGAGCAACACCCCTTCTGACTACACATGGAGTGAGATAAAGGGTGAGCAGGGTGTTCCCGGTGCACCCGGAGCTGACGGAAAAACTTATTACACATGGATAGCTTATTCGGATAACGCGGACGGTACGGGTATGTACCAGCAGCCGAACGACAACACCAAGTATATAGGCATAGCAGTCAATAAGGAGACCGTCACGGAGAGCAGCAACCCTTCCGACTACACATGGTCGCTGTTCAAAGGTAAGGACGGTGCTGACGGTTTGTCTGTAATAGGTGGCGGTCATTGGGAATCCTCCAAAACCCCGTACAAAGCCAACACAATGGTCACTCTTGCCAATTGTGTCTTTATATCCAAGGTGGAAACCTCCAATCCTCCCATCAGAATATTGCGTATCAAAGGTGGCAATTTCTTAAGAAAGAAGGACGGTGGTTATTATCTTGCCGGGAAACCTGCCGACTGGGAGGTTAACGAAGACTGGGATATGCTGCTTGACGGGCGTGAACTGAAAGGTGAGAGTATCACTTTCCTTGGTGAATTTGCCACGGCTCCTGCCAATCCGAAAAACGGTGATTCATACCGTAACACGACTGACCGTGCTACCTACATCTATCAGGACGGAAGATGGCAGCTTATGATATCGGACGGAAAAGACGGTAAGGGCTATGAGTATATATATACAAGAGGCAATATCATAGATAACACCCCTGAAAAGCCGGACAGTCAGCAGAAAGATGGTTATGTTCCGGAAGGCTGGACGGATAATTATCTTGGTACGGACGCAGACCATCAGGTTGAATGGGGTTGTACACGTTTTAAGGAAAATGGCGTATGGTCTGAGTTCAGTGATCCGGCTGTGGTGCATCGCTGGAGTAAGGACGGGGAGAATGCCATCATGGCGGACTTCGATAACGAGATGGTCAATGCAGCCCTTACTTCAGATGGAAAGGTCGTATCCTCACAGACTTGGAATACAACTGTCAGTATGTGGTATGGAACGGAAAAGCTCACCCTTGACAGCATCACCTGTACACCTGACACAAATCTTCTGTGTGCGACAGACAAGAATACGGGAGTGGTGACAATATCGGTATCTGCCGGAGCTACTCTTGCTGCGACAAACACGGTGAAGATCACAATCAGGGCTACAAAGAACGGGCAGCAGTATTCCCGTGATCTGTCATTCACTGTAGCCGGGGTCCGTGGAGGTGCGGACGGTTCAGATGCCGTGCTATACAGTATAATCGTTTCTGCCACTTCTGTAAGCAAGGACAAGAATGGGAACTACAGCGTGTCTTCCGTATCATGTTACAGGCAAAAGTCAGTGGGAGGCGTGATATCCACCACAACGGACGGTACATTGAAATACAGCATAGACGGTGGAACAGAAACTACCATAAACAACAATACAGCCATATCAAGCGGAAACTTTACGAAGACATTGAAGTTTGTTTTCTATGTGAATGACCAGATAGTGGATATTGAAACCGTTCCCATGCTTTCTGACGGTAAGGACGGTGCTGACGGTGAGAGCATCACAGCAGCCGGTCATTGGGAGTCCGCCAACACTCCGTATGCGAAAAACAGTACAGTATCGTTTGCCGGAGGATCTTACTTAAGCAAGGTTCAAACATCCAATCCGCCACTTCCGCTTCTTCGTGTGAGAGGTGGACGTTATCTAAGGAAGAAGGATGGCGGTTACATACTTTCCGGGAAGAGATCGGACAAGGCTGTCAACTCCGACTGGCAGGAAATGACTTCCGGTGTCGAACCGTCCGCTTCGTACTGGCTTGACAGCCCGGTAAGCACAATAAACTTTACCAGTACGGGCACACCGTCACCGTCAGCGTTTGTCGTTACCATGAAACAGAATGTAGGCGGTAATGTGAGCGATACGAACAGGTTCTATCTTGCTGCACGCAAATACAACGGAAGCTGGCTGGCGCATGTAGGTGCTACCCTAAGCAATCAGATATCCGTTCCAGCGACAGCCGGATACACCCAGTTTGCCGTCCGGGCTTATCAATCCGCATCGGACGCGAACGCATGGAATAATAATTTTATCGCTGAAAAAGGGGTGGGTGTTGCTAATGATGGTTCCATAGGAGCAACAGGAGCAACAGGGGCGTTTCCCCGTGACAGAGGTGTATTCACATCAGGACAGACTTATGTCTGGAATGCGGATTACCGGGATAAGGTCATATATCTGATAGGGGGAGTTTATTATAATTTCCTTGTAAAGAATTACGGTGCTTCCGTTACCGCTGCACCCACATCAGCCAACGGGGATTCGAACTGGGAAGCCATGCAGAAGTTTGTGAATATCGCTACTGACACCCTGTTTGCCGATGGTGCGAATGTAGCCGGATTCATGTTCAAAAACAATGTGCTTAAATCCCACAACGATGAAGGTGAGACTCTTCTTATCAATGGCGTAACCGGGTATTTCAAATGTAAGAATGCAGAGATTACAGGAACAATCACAGCGGATAAAGGACGTATCGGTCCGTTCTCCATCGCTTCGGGAGTATTGTCCTCAAAGATCCTTTATGAAAATGAAACAAATAAATACGTCGGTTTCAACCTGTCTGCCGGGCAAATTGAATTTTATAACGAAAGGACATTTGCAAACGTAAGAATCGGGGGAAACACGCAGTTTGTCACTATTGAAGGGATTAAGTATGATGCCGGAATTGACATACAGAGTCCGAATGCCATGATCGGAATGCACATCAAGACCCTGAGCATTCCTCTGTTCGTGGAGGGGGGTAACATTTTCCTTCATCCGAACAATGACAGTTATGTGTCTCTTCATGGCATAGTGGGGAACTGGAGGAACATATCCGGCAGCACTTCCCTGAATAACAATGATGACAATGTGATGTTTATTAATACGGGTAATATAGAAGTGACACTTCCTCCGGATGTTCCGGGACATACCATATACTTCAAACGTATGAGCGGCGGAGTAAGATTGACAGGAGGACGGATCCTGCCTGCTCCCGGAGGACAGGAGGTGTCTTATATTGATTTGGATTTTGCATCCGGCTTCATTAAGTGTATGGGTAATTATTGGGTTATGTTTTATTGCGGATAATTTAAATATAAAGTATGAAAATAAATTTTGCACAATTTCCTATTTATGACGGGATTAAAAAAGAAAAGCTTATAGCCAGTAACATCACTGAAGCCTTCGGTGACTGGATATACAAGAACGTAGCGGGTTTGAAGGCGCATCTCCTTGCGGAGAAAATCTTCAAGTCGACTGTAGATGGTGTGGAACTTGACGAAGAGGAGGTGGATATCATAAGACGTTCTACCCCTATGTTGTCCGGCTTGCTGGCCGATTCGTTGAATGATTATCTGGATAAAAAGAAGGAGGAACAACATGAAGATTGAGAATTTGGAACGCGCCAGCCGAATTAATGACGAACTGGCGAAACTGAAGCTGGCTAAGGAAACGTTGAATAACGGAGGCTATGTCCGTATCTACAGCAGCGCCCGGTCAAGTGCCGGATGTGTGGAACTGGATATAGCAAACTTTAATGACGAGGTGAACACGTGTATAGACAACCATATCGCTGAACTTGAATCTGAAATAGAAACGCTATGAAAGAATTATGGCAATTAATCAAGATGCTGTTCTCAAGCAAGCCGGGTGATTTTGACACTCCTGAGCTGCTTGCCATGAAGCATTATCCTTTCAAGGGATACCGTTTCATGATGTGGTGCGGACGGATGATATACCGTGCCGAGAACAAGGAGAACATAGATAGGTATATGCAGACCTATGCGGGTAAGGAAAGCCTGACGCACGAAACCATACACCTGCGTCAGGCACAGGTTATCGGCTCATGGGTAAAATACTATTGGCGGTATTTTGTCGAGTGGATCAAGGGAAACCCTATCTGCCATCCTGCGAGTTCAGCGTATTATACCATTCCGTATGAAATGGAGGCGTATGCCAACGAAGGCAATCCGGATTATCCCGTGAACTATAACGGGAACAACCTTTCCCGGTACAAGATAAAAGGTGGCAGGAAGAAGCTGTACAAATCGGTTGGCGGCACTTCTAAAGCGTGGAAAACTTATATAAGAACTTTATAAAATTTGGATATTATGAGTGATTTGAATTTAGAAAATATAGTTGGCTTTAAAGCTGTGGATAAAGACGGCAACGAACAAAATGTGACAGTAGATGAAATGGTGGATATGGTTTCCACAAGAATGGTTATGGCTTTGTCTGAAACTTCAACATTTGCCGCCGCTGCTGCAACAGGAAATGACGTGTATGAAAATGAACTTCCGACAGTGACGGATGCCGCAAATGTAAGAGTTTTACAAAGTAGCGGGGATGCGGCAAAAATGACGATGCAGTCGCTTGCATCAAAACTGGGAGAACTTTTGCCGCTTGCCAGTATTACATCAAAGGGGCTAATCAGCGGAT